TTTCGTAAAATGAGTGCGACTTCAAGCAGTAATGCTTGTCGAATAACTCCTTTAATTACTGGAAACTCCTTGGAAGTGAACGAGCCAAGGACAATCAGTAACCAAGCATCGCAAGATGAAGGTTCAACGACTATCCCGAAAGGGAGTACACTCAAGCGAGTGGAAATGGGGAGCATCCTACTAGGATGGTGATATAGTCTGACCTATGCGTATACATAAAGGCATAGCAGTTCCTTTGAGAACGGTTTGGGGAGTAGCGAACCCAAGCGAACACAATGGCCCGGCGTTCAGTCTGTCGAGAGTATGCAGTTCAATGCAAACTTTACTCTTACAACATACCAGTCTCTCAAGACCAATGCTCTTACGGACGGCTTCTTCGAACTCGATTTCGCCTCTGCCGGAGCGAAGGCTACATGGGAAGGACAGTATGATGTATATGTCCAGGAAGGAGAGGTTAACGGATTGGTCGAGATGACAATTGTCGTTTATCCTTCCACGGTTGTGACAATCGCAGCACTGGCTACAACCTAACCACAACACCATATAATTAACTGGGAGAGGGACAGTTATGTATTTATTCAAAATTCACGGCAAAGAATACAAAGTAAGATTCACATATAGAATGATTTGCGAGGGTGACCTTCTTGACAAAGTTTCTGCAATCAGTGATTTCACTGATCTTGACGCAAAGGGTGTCATTGGCAAACTTGCGACTACCACCGCAGAACTTCTCCTCGCCGGACTTCAGAAATACCATTCTGACGAGTTTGGCTACAAGGATGAGAACGACAGGAAGGCACTCATCGATGAAATCCTTGATATGTTTGATGACTATGAGGACGAGTCCACAGAGGAACATCCGCAGTCCGCATTTACCTTGTTCACCGATTTGCAGGGAGAACTGGAGAAGAACGGTTTTTTATCCGCAATGATGTCAGCAACAGCGGAAATGACGAAAGCACAGGAGACGGCGGAACAGACGAAAGCGGAGATGGAGAATACTCCGGCGAGAGTAATCGCTATGAGTCCTACAGAGAGCGAGTCCTAAACGAAGCATTGCCATACTTCCTCATGTTAGGAGTTGGCGAAGAACGTTTCTGGGAATCAACTCCAGTGGAATTAGAACCATACCGCAAGATGGATGAGATGCAACAAGAGCGTCTTGACAATCAGATGTGGATGATGGGTGCATATGTCACTCATGCCGTGGGTGTGGCAGTAAGCAACGCCTTGAATGGCAAGAAATCGAGGGCAAAGTACTTGAGCGAACCTTTCTCAGTTTCCGAGAAGAGAGAACGAGAGAGAACTCCAGAAGACGATTTGCTGAGATTCTCTGCTTGGGTGGCTGTTTACAACGATAATTTTATAAGAACACATGGGGGGCAAGGCGAATAACCTTGCCTTCTTTTTTTATCATGAGGTAAAGCAATGGCATCTGAATCTAAAAAAGTTGATGAACTCCAAATACAGATTAGCTCTGATGCCAGGGTTGCGATTAGTCAGCTGAATAGTCTAGCTACGGCATTAGACAACACTGCTGCTGCGGCCTCTAGGCTGGCAAGTGCGACAGGATCGCTCAACAGCTTTGCCAGTGCTATATCTAAAATTGCGAATGCCGATACACAGACTGCGGTTTCCAACATCAAGTCACTTAATAAGGCTTTAGGTGGAAAAAACCTTCAGAGTAAGAAAGTCAACGTTGACATAGCTGTTAATGGTATTGACAACATCAGAAAACTTCAGTCTTTGGCAATGCCAAAGGTTGGCACAATCAATCTGAAGGACACTGGAATTACGGCTTACATCAATGCGCTCAAGAGACTTGCTTCTGTTGATATGAGTAAGTTTGATACTTCTTTCCTCGACAAGATTGGAAAGATTGCCAGTGACATGAATGCGCATGGCAGTATCGATAAGAGCATTACAAAGTTTGTTTCAGCAATATCCAGGCTTGCCAATGTAGGAGAAAACACTTGGAAAACTGGTTCTGGACTTGTTGATCTTAGCGATGGGCTTGAATACATAATAAAGAGACTCAGTCGGCTTGGCGGTGTAAGCTCCGATATCAGCATATTCATTGCGGCTCTTGGAAAACTTGCATCCGCAGGTGAAAATACATGGAAGACTGCGTCTGGTCTATATGACCTTACAGATGCGGTTGTCCACTTCCTCGAAGAGGTAAGCAAAGCTCCACAGCCGAGTGCCAACATGGCAAACACCATCCAAGGACTTGGAATGCTTGCGATTGCCGGACAGAATGCCGGAAAAGCGATGGCAAACTTCTCCAGAAGTGGAAACCAAGCGGCGAACATGGTCGTTCGTTCCCTTGGCACTGCCCTCAAATCGCTTGGTCATGATTTGCTCTGGGTTTTTGGTACTGTGCTGAAGCTTGGTGGGAAAGGTGCATCCGCACTTGTCTCCTTCATGCAGAAATTTCATCTGATACCAAGCGCAAGAAACGATGTTGACAGAATGGCTCTTAGCTTCGGAAACCTTCTGAGAGCGGTTCTTCCGTTCTATGGAATCCGAGGGGTGTTTGACTGGCTCAAGGAGTCGTTTGGACTTGGCTCATCTGTAGTTGAATTGCAGAACGTTATCGACACTGCTTTTGGCTCGATTGTCAATGGCTACAGAGACATCTCTGGCTATATCTACAACTGGTCTAAAGACACGATTGATGCTTTCGGTGTATCCGAGCTTGCCGCTCAAAGGTATGCTGGACGGCTCATGTCTATGTTCAACTCCAGTGGTTTTGATGCCAACGAGCAGATGAGAGACAGTGCGGCTAAGATGACCACTGACCTTGTCGAGAGAGCTGGTGATATCGCATCCTTCTACGACATTTCTGTTGACGAAGCGATGACAAAGATGCAGAGCGCATTGGCTGGTATGACCAGACCTATGAGAGCTTTGGGTGTCAACATGAACGTTGCCAACTTAGAGGCTTTCGCTCTGAGCCAAGGCATCAACCAGTCATGGCAAGAAATGGATCAAGCCACGCAGATGGCTGTCCGTTATGCTTATATGCTTGATGCTACCAAGTATGCCGCCGGGGATTTCGGAAGGACTTCGCAAAGCGCAGCTAACCAGGCCCGCTTGCTTCAGCTGAATACACAGCAGTTATCTGCAACCCTTGGACAAGGACTCGTCTCTGCAATTGCTCCTGTCATTGGATGGCTTAACTCCTTAATCAAGATGCTCATCCAGGCGGCAGTCGCATTCAGAACATTCATGTGGACTCTGTTCGGCAAACCTTTGGCGGCGGTCAGAGGACTTGTTAATGATACTGCCGGATACCTTGACGATGCTGCCGGAGCGGCTAGTGATCTTGGCTCCGCTGGCGGTGGAGCGGCCGATGGGTTAGGAAGTGCCGGAAAAGCCGCAAAGGATTTAAAGAAACAGCTTACCGTATTACCGTTCGACCAGTTAAATCAGCTTGCTAAAGACACTGATTCTGCCGGAAGTGGTGGAAGTGGTGGCGGTGGCGGTGGCGGCGGTGGAATCGGCGGTCTAGGAGACTTGGGTGATTTAGGACTCATGCCAGACCTTGGAGATGCCATTGCCGATTCTCCTGTTATCAACGCAATCAATCTGTGGGCGGCTGAAATCAGAGAAGCCTTCCAGAAACAGCAGTGGTCTAAACTTGGCTATGTTGTGGCTAAAGGTATCAATAAAGGCTTTAAGTACATCTACGATGCGCTTGATTGGGCGAAGATTAAGCCCGTTGTGGTTGATGGATTCATCACTCCGTTCCAGACAGTTATCAACTCGATGATGGATGGAATCGATTGGAATCTTATCGGAAGGACATTTGGCAGAGGACTTAACATCATTGTCTACACGCTGAGAGCCTGGATTAATGGATTCAAGTGGCGTGAGTATGGTGCTGATTTCGCTGAAGGAATGAACGGATTCATCGATGAGATTCATCCCGACCAGATTGGCAGACTTATTGCTGATAAATTCAAGGCGGCATGGGACTTCTTCGGTGGATGGGTAAGAACATTCCACTTCATCGACCTTGGCTATGCTTTGAGAGATGGAGTTGTTGCGGCTATCGATGAACTCGATCCCGAAGACATGGGTGCTTCTCTTGGAACATTCCTTAATGGCATCTCTGACACGATTATTGCGTTCTTAAAGGATGGCTCAGTTGTTGAATCTGTATCTGGTGCTTTCTCAGAGTTTGTCAACGGATTCCTTAATGAATTTGATTCTGATAAGGCACATGATGCTCTTGAGCTTGTCGTTGATTCGATAGGCAAGGCATTGAGCGATGCATTCTGGGATATCGATAAATCTGAACTCGCCGGCACGCTTGCTGATGTTCTCTCCGCACTTCCGTGGGGAATTATAGGAACTGCAATGGCAATTAAGGCTTCTGGACTTCTTGCGGCTTCGCTCTTCGGGGCGTTCTTCAAGATAGCGGCTACAGAGGCACTTACCACTGCTCTTGCCGGAATCACAGGAGCGCAACTTGCTATCGGACTTGCAACAGTTACTGCATCAGTACTTGCGGTTGCGGCGATAACCATCGGTGGCATTGCTCTTGGCGAGTGGATTAAGAAAAAGGTTCCTTGGTCAACAACATACACTGGAACTAACTACCAGAACACTCAGCAGAATACTACATCGCAACAGAAGGCAAATCAGCAAGGACTTCAGCAGAACGGAATGAACGGTGCTGGGTACAACACTCAGATTATGACTGTTCCACAGACCGCTCCTACTCCTTCTTCTGCTCCCTCGCCACAGGCATCAGCATCTCCGCTTGATTTTGTTGCAACGATTAAGACAACGCTTTCTGGTGTCATTGATCCGTCATTTATTAAGATGGATAACGCAAGAGCGGCGGTCATCGATACTCCTGTGGCACAACAGCTCATGAGTGGTGAACTTACGCCAGATTGGCTCAAGTCATCCAAATCATGGTTTGGCATCTTTGATACGACCGCAACCAAGAAACTTGCCGGACAAGAGACATCTGGATATAAATCTACAAGGTCTACATGGCTGAGTTGGATTTCGCAGACAATTTTGAAGACTGCTAACGGTACTCCTACTAGCAAATACAACAGTACACGGTCTAACTGGTTGGCATGGGTTTCACAGACCATCAACAAGAAGGCTGATTCTTCTGTAACTGGTGCTTACACAGACATCAAGAACAGATGGTTTAATTGGGTTTCTCAAACAATCCTTAAAACAGCGGACGGCTTTGGAACAAAGTCGTACTGGAACGTTTCCGGCAACTACGGCAGCTTAGACGATAAAAATATAACCCTGGGCGTATATCAGAAGCGAGGTGCTTTTGACAACCTTGGAGCATACATACAAGGTAAATGGGACAGTATGCTTGAGTTTGAATGGTATGCAAAGGGCGGTATGTTCACAGGACCCACAGCGATCAGTGTCTTCGGCGAAGCTGGAGCAGAGGCAGCTATCCCCCTAGAACGTAAATCTACAATGAAGAGGATTGCAAGTGCGATTGTCGATTCTGGCGGTATGGGAACATCCAACAGTGATGAGATTGCGGATGCTATTGCTATGAG